CAATCAATAATGCACAATGTGGAATTGCTGGTAATAAAAGTGAGAAAGCCCCTCTCAAAAAACTATTGTCTAAATATGATTTGGTTAATAATAAACATATTCCATTGGACTATTTAACTAATGATCGTAAAACAAGACTTTCTGTTCTGGCAGGATTGGTTGATACATATGGCAATGTAAGAGTAAATGGACATGAAATTAGAATATCTCAAGAAGAACCAAATTATAAAATTATTTATGATACTGAATTCTTAGCGAGAAGTTTAGGATTTTCATGCCGTGTAAATGATGGCACACGTTCTTATACTGTTAAACATAATAAACTTCACAAACCTTATAAAGAATTATCTATTACAGGAAAATATCTATATGAAATCCCGACAATTCTTCCTAGAAAAAAATTAAACAAATTTGATAATCCAGTCCATGAAAAAAGATGCAGTACTAGCCTACAAAGTTCGTTCAAATTAATAAAAAAGGATATTCAACCATTTGTAGGATGGCAAGTTGAAGGTAATGGAAGATTTCTCTTAGGAGATATGAGCGTAACGCATAATACTCCAGAGGGAGCACCTGTTGGCTTGGTTAAAAATATGTCTTTGAGCACTAACATATCTATCTCTATGAATAGTGTTCATATTAGGCAGGTTCTTATTGAAAACAATGTCAATATATACAATGATAATGTTATGGACAGGAAATCATACCTTAAAGATATGGGTAATGAAAATAATGTTGTTGTTGTAATTAATGGTGATAGAATTGGTTATCATCAAAACCCTCCTGAACTATATGCTATTATGAAAAATCTTAAAAGAACTGGATATATATATCCTATGACCAGTATTGTTTGGGATATTAAGCAAAGTTCCTTGAATATTAGCACAGAAGCAGGTAGAATGTATAGACCTTTGTTTATCGTTGATAACAATCAACTACGTGTTGAAAGGTTGGCTTCAGAAAAGAATATGACAATTAGTCAATACATCAAAGATATGTCTTTTGATGCTTGTATTTGCCCTGATATCAATATTTGTATGAATGAAAATTATGAAAAATCAGATTACCGAGAAGGATTTATTGAGTATTTAGATTTGGATGAAATGAATAGTTCAATGATTGCTATGTTTCCTAAAGATTTGACTAAAGGTGCTAAAGGAACCTCGCTACCTGCTAAATATACTCATTGTGAAATTCATCCTTCTCTTATGAATGGCGTATTAGGGGCTAATGTTCCCTTTAGTGATCACAATCAATCTCCTAGAAACTGTTATCAATGCATTTATGAAGAAGAAAATGTAATGCTTAGTGATGGCTCTTTAAAGAAGATTAAAGATGTAATGGTTGGAGATGAAATTGTTTCGTTCGATACAAATCTGTTTCAAACACATAAGTCGTATGTTGTTGGCTTTAAAAAACAAATGAATACGAAGCCGATGGTAAGTATTACGACAATCACTGGAAGAAGTATTAAAACTACAAATGATCATTTGTTTATGACTAATCAAGGATGGCTACCGCCTATGAAATTTAACGATGATACAAAGGTATGTATTGTTAAAAAATCTGTTAATAATGAAAAAGATATTTTTGGAAAAGATGTAATTGATATGGGGTCTTGTTTGTTTGTTCCCGTTGTTATTCGTGAAATACCTGATTGTATGGTATGTGATATCGAAGTTTCAAGCCCTTGGCAAAGTTTCTTTGCTGGAGATGGTTTCGGTGTTCATAATTGCGCTATGGGAAAACAAGCACTCGGAGTTTATATGAGCAACTTTAACGAAAGAATGGATACTATTGCGAATGTTCTTAACTATCCACAGAAACCATTGGTCACAACTAAATTATCTAAATACACTCATACGCACGATATGCCTTCTGGTATCAATGCTATCGTTGCTATTATGACGCATACTGGGTTTAATCAAGAAGATAGTGTTATGATTAACTCTTCCGCTCTTGATAGAGGACTATTTGTTAGCACTTATTATAAAACATATAAAGAACAATGTTCGAAGAACCATAGCACGGGTGAAGAAGAAGTATTTACTAAAATAGAAACGGTTGATACAAATAAGCCTTATAACTATGAAAAATTAGATAGTGATGGATTTGTTCCGGTAAATACGTATGTAGATACTGGAGATATATTTATCGGGAAAGTGATGCCTCGTAAGATTAATGGGGTAATTAAAGAAAACGATATGAGTGTATCTGTGAAACCAAATGAAGGAGGATATATTGATAAAAACTATACAGATTATAATCAAGAAGCATATAAATTCGCCAAAGTGCGTATCAGGAGGTATCGTAAGCCACAGATTGGGGATAAGTTGGCTTGTTATACACCAGACCATCAATATCTTACAACTGAAGGCTGGATTAATGTAGCAGATATCACTATGAACCATTACATAGCAACAATGGTAGATGGCGAACTTCAATATCAACAACCTATTAAATTACACGAGTATGAACATGATGGAGATATGTATGAAGTAAAAACAAATCATTTTGACCTTTGTGTAACTCCTAACCATCGTATGTATGTTCAAGGAAGGCATAAATCAACTAAATGGGGTATGAAAAAAGCAGCAGATATTTGTGGTAAATGTTATCGTATGAAAAAGAATATTGATGTATGGAACCCAGTATTTGATCAGAACACACCTATCGAATTGGTTGTAGATAAGGATAAAGGTATGGTTACCCACTTTAGGTTTCCGGAAATTACTAGAACAAAGACATATCCGGAAATTACTGTTGATATTGATAGTTGGCTTACAATTTATGGAATATATATAGCAGATGGTTCTGTCTATAAAAATTGTGTGCGAATTGCCGCAGACAAATCAAGAGTTCAACAAGCATTGGATGAAGTAATTCCTAAAACGTGTCTTAAGATGAGTAAGACTTTAAGTAAAGGAGAATATGTTATGTGGAATATTCTTTGTTGTAATATGTCTGAACATATTGGATATGGACATATTGCCATTACTAAAAAGTTAAAAGATTGGGTATGGTATCTTAATCAAGAACAATCACAAAGGCTTATATATTCAATGTGTCTTGGTGATGGAAACCTTATGGATAATGGAACGTGGAGGTATTATACATCATCTACTATATTGGCAGACCAATTTCAACGGCTATGTCTACAGGCAGGATATTCCTGTAATAAAAAACTCAAGACACGAGAAGGCACCCGTAATTACAGTTTGGAAGCACTTAACAACTCGGACAAACCATCTTATAGCAATGCGGATTACTGGGTCTTAACTATTATCACCAAACAGAACGAATCTATAGTTAATAAGGTTATTAAAGATGATATTACACAAGATGGTATGATAAAATATAAAGGTAAAGTTTATTGTGTATCAGTTCCTAAAGGAGAAGGTATTGTATATGTTCGGAGAAATGGAACCGCTGTTTTCTCAGGAAATTCACGTTCGGCTCAGAAAGGTACTATTGGTATGGAATATCGGCAGCAGGATATGCCATTTACGAAAGATGGAATTGTTCCAGACCTTATCATGAATCCTCATGCTATTCCCTCTCGTATGACCATAGCCCAACTATTGGAATGTGTATTGGGTAAAGCGTGTTGCCTTCAAGGTAAACACGGAGATGGAACACCATTCAATACAGAAAAAGAACAACTAACAGATATCGGAAAAATCTTAGAAAGTTATGGGATGGAAAAATATGGCAACGAAATTCTATACGATGGCAGAAGAGGGCAACAAATTAAAACCGAAATATTTATCGGTCCTACATATTATCAAAGGCTTAAACATATGACATTTGATAAAATGCATAGCCGTGGTAGCACGGGACCAGTAGTTTGGCTAACCAGACAACCATCTGAAGGACGCTCAAGAGCCGGTGGTTTGCGTCTTGGAGAAATGGAAAGAGACGCAATCGTAGCGCACGGTTCTTCGTGCTTTCTCAAAGAAAGGATGCAAGACGTATCAGACGATTCCAAACAATTCATATGTACTACCTGCGGATTTATCGCAGTTAGTAATCCAGACAAAGACCTATACAGATGCGATTTCTGTAAAAATAAAGCAAACATTAGCCAAGTGCGTATCCCATATAGTTTCAAATTGCTTATTCAAGAACTACAGACTATGAACGTAACACTACGAATTGGTTTGTGAAGGCAAAGTATTAATTATTTTCATACAAATTATTAAATGAATGCTAATAAAGAATTGCAAAATGAACTTAATAATTTGATAGAAAAAGAAAATGAACAATATATAAATTTATTTGTAGAAAAACACAGTGAAACAATTTTTCCGGAAACAATTATGAACCAATGGTTTTTTAAAAAATATATAAAGCAACCTACTAAAATTGGACAAGGTACTTACGGTGTTGTTATATCCCCGCCATTATTAAGCGAAAAATATGAAACACCAATCCCTATTAAAATTCAAGATAAGATTTTTATACCAAAATTTGGTTCTTCTTGTAATAATTTCA